CTTCTTATTTGGTGGAGATGAGGGGTATACCCTGTATGATACCACATAAACACTATATATTTATAACGTATTCCTGTCAAGGGGAACACTATGGGGAAAATTAAAATTTAACGAAGTCGTAAGATACGGCTGCACCGTCTAAGCTCTTACCTTTAGGATTAGTAACCGATTTAAAGGCTTCGACTCTTAGACGATCACGCTGATAATGTACCGTACCATATATATCATTATTAATAACGGCGACTCCGGCTCCGATACGATTACGCTTTTCTTGGTGAATACTATAATAGTTATTATTTATAGTATCGTTTTCGTTAGTTGTCTCCTTTAAGAGATAATCGGCCTTATCTTTTTTAGCTAACGTATTAGCCTTACGATCGGCTTCTTCTTGAGTACGAGCCGTATATTGAATATCGGCCGGCTTAGTCTTAGCTTTCTCAATAAGATGCGTTACCTCTTTAACGTCGCCTTCGCCACGATATTTATGCATATTTAATTGTGCATCTCGTATATTATCACGGCTAACGCTAGCGATATTCTGTACCGGAACAGTCGAGTCTTTAATACCTTTATTATAGAAATAGAAGCAAGAACCGACCATAAGGGCGATAAGAATTAGGATAGCGCCGCCGATTAATATTCGTTTATTTATGAACCACATAATCACTAATACCTCGAGCAATAGCTCTAGCAAAATCATTAGTATTATTAATTAATAATAAAGCATCGCTATCATTATCGATAAAAGCCGTTTCGACTAATACAGCCGGCATATCAGTATGTTTTAATACGATTAATTTCGGATTTTCTTTAACGCCCCTATCAATAGTACCTAAACTATTAACGATTTGATCTTGAATACAAGTAGCTAGCGTAGTCGAGTCGCCACCATAACGATATACGATAGTTTCTGTACCGTTAGCGACTGTATTAGCAGCGTTACAATGAATCGATACGAAGATATCGGCATTCCAATCGTTAGCAACTTGACATACGGGATATGGTCTATCTGCATACGGAGAACCGTAGTATAGGTTATCGGACTGCATAACTTGCGTTTCATAGCCTACTTGGTTTAAATAGTAAGCTACTTTATTTCCGATTTCGTAAGCGATAGCCGCTTCGGTGATACCGTAATTATTGTTAACGGCGCCACAGTCATATGTCTGATCGTGGCCCGGATTTATAAATATTTTCATTCTTAGAATTATCCTCCTCTAATTTATCGGGGATACCGTTATGATTCCGATCGAGCCATAACATTAATAAGCCTATTACCGTAGCCAATACTCCGGGTACAGCGTATGTATGATCGATAATCTTAATACCGATATCGATAATACGGCTATCCTCTGGAGATACATCGCCTTTAATAAAAGACATAACGAATTGTACGATAATTAGAATAATGACTACGAACATTAATAATATGAAGGCTCGTACGGCTAGAACACCGTTAGGATGAATATTAGCGACTCGAATATTCTGATAGGTATTCTTTAATGAGTTGAATATTTTAGTTTTGTAATCCATGTAAAGCCTCATGGGGGAGCGCATAACACTCCCCTTATGAACACTATTTAATTTTTTCTCGTAATTTATCTAATTTAATACTTAAATCATTTATACGATTATGACTTAATTTAATAGACTCTTCTACGATACTGATACGCTTATCGAGGGTCCTTCTATCTTCCTTAGAAGCTTCGATTTGCTTTAAAAGCTCGTCGTTCTGTTTTTCTAATTTGTCGAACATAACCGTAATCTTTTCTTCAAAGGCTTTACGTTCTGCTTGATCTTTTTCTAAAGCGTGTATAAATTTAATAAAGCCACCGAGGAGGCCTAAAGCGGTTAACGATATACCAATAATGTCTAAGATATTCATTAGGCTTTCCTTAATTTAATTCGTAAAGTGCATTAACTCATTCATTATTTACTCCCCAAAGTATTAAATAGCTTTCCACACGTCACTATAGATATCCCATTTTTTAGTTTCATCGTGATTATAGACTTCAAAATCAACTTTATTAAAAGATATATCGCTAGGTGGAATAGACTCATCTGCTACTACAATTTTATTAAGCATGTATTTAGGATAATTGCTATTATCTAAATCTAAATTGCCGTCTTTCCATACAAAATTAGGGATATACAATACTTTAATATTAGAATATCTGAAAGCTTCTTTATCTATTTCAGTAGCCTTTGGTAATTTCACAATGTTGTAGTCAGTACCAATAAAGGCTTCTGCACCTACCTTAACCACGTTAGGACATTCTAATAATCCTTCTAAATCGCTGCGGCCATAGAATTGTCTAGCTGGAATTTCTGTAGCTGTAGCAGCGTCAAAATTAGGCTCTGGTTGTGGCTCTGGCTTAGGTGGTTGATTCTTATCTTGTAGATTGTTAAGAGTATCTACTACTTCACTATCAGAATAGCCTTTACTATTAGCACGCTTAACTGCATCTAATACATAAGCATAAGTGCTAGCTGTTTCAATTGTGTTAATTTCTTCGGCAAATTTAAACAATTTACCTTCGGAATTTACGCCTTTAGCTTGGATAGCGTCTCTAATTTGAGTGATATGACCGCCGAATTTATTTAATTCAGCCATCAAATCGATCGTAACTTGGTTCATTATTAGTTATCTCCGTTAAGTTTCTTTAATTCATCGATAATTAATTGTAAATCGTTTTTAACCATAAAAGCCGAGGTATTGGGAGCCGGCCCCGGAGGTCCTTGAATGCCCGGTTCTCCTTTAGGACCCGGATCTCCCTTATCGCCCTTAACCTTTAAAGCGTTTAATTGTTCTTGAGTAAAATCGCTATATTTGAACGGTTCACCCTTTGGGCCGGGAGGACCTTCTAAGCCTCTATCCCCTTTTGGGCCTTTAAGCTTCTCGAGTTGCTCCGGCGTAAAATCATTATAAGTAAAAGGATCGCCTTTAGGACCATCTTCACCACGAGGGCCCATAGGACCCCTAAGGATATCTAATTGATCTGAAGTAAAATCGCTATATCTAAAAGGCTCGCCCTTCGGGCCTTGTATCCCTTGAATACCGGGATCACCTTTATCGCCCTTAACTTTAAGAGCATTTAGCTGCTCCGGAGTAAAATCTTCATAGGTAAAAGGATCTCCCTTAGGACCCGGCTCTCCTTGTTCGCCTTTTGGACCTGTTAAACCCGGCTTACCATCATTTCCTCGAGGACCCGGAATACTAATAGTAGTGGATAAGGTAGGAACGACCTCGACCTCTGTTATTATTGCGTTGGGGATATTATTAACTGTTTCCATTTATGAACCCCCATTAATGTAAAGAAATATTATGATAAAACTTAATACTACCCATTACGATTTTATGATAGTAGCTACCATTCGTAATGAATACATCGTAGTAACCTTTATCGATCGTACGAGATAGACTAATCGACTTACTAGAAGGAATGCTTACGTAGATTTTATTATCTTCTACTATGCAATTAGCCTCGATCAGTAAGTTATCGTTTTCATCACGTACTTTACAGATAGCTCTTACGTTATTAAAATCGATATCGCCTTTAACAAGGTATACACGGTTCCAATCGTCGCCAGTATGTAATACTTCAGCTTGTTTTTTAATTGTATTCATACTTAACCTCGTCTTCTAACAGCGATACACATATAGTTAGCGGTACCCGGATAGAATGTACTATAACGAGGGCCGTCAGTATCGGAAGAGTGAGTACCAATATACGTACCGACAATAACTTTACGACCTTCACGACGGCATACAGTTTGCTGTTTTAACGTGCTTAAATTGAATAATCCTAGTTTATTATTATCTTTATTTGAATTATTTAAGCTAATAAACCAGTTACATTCGTTTTCGTTAAAGCCTTGAGGAACCGGTAAATATTGATCGTGATCGATAGTACCGGAAGTAATAACAAAGTCTCCTTGTAATGCAAATGGGAAAAATTGAGCGCCGTTATACCATCCCGGAACATTCTTAGAGCATAAAGCAACTCGATCGGTGTTATTAGTACTACCGACATCTAAGTTTTCGCCGTTATCACCGCCTACGCCGATAGCATGGATTTTATTATTACCGCCATCGAACTTAATACCGGATTGACCTCTTACAAAGTTAATATCGCCATTCATAGTGCCGCCAGTTAAATGAAGACATTTTTTACTTTCGTTAAGGACGTCTTCTTCGGTAGCAAGTGGTTTATTACCAATTTCTTTATTATACCAACACGGCTTATTCACACTATTTAACTTAATATCGTTAATAGCGCCATATTCAGTATTAGACTCTACTACACCGATATCAAAATTACCGTTAGGAGCTACTCGAATTTTAGTCTTAATAGTATTATTAGCATTATTAAACATAACGCCGATACCGTTATTAAATTCGAGATTACCCGTCATAGTATCGCCGGTTTTCTTAACGTACGTTCTTTGTAATAACGCCGTAACGTCGTCGGCTAGTTTAGGCAACGTAACAGATTTATCTCGAAGTTTAGGAGTCGTAACACTACCGTCCGGATGATCGATAGGGTTAGCTTCTTTATGCTTTTTAATTAAATCGCTAGTATCGCCAATAGCTTTATCAATTTTATCCCAGTTATCGTTACGGAGGTTTACGTCGTATTTCTCCGTTTCGGCTGGCTTTAATAATTTAATATTCTTAGTATAAGTAGCCATTACTTAGGTAAGACCTCCTGATTTAATGCGAAGTGAGTAAATTGAGCTAGCTCTTTATGGGTATAGCGGCTCAAATCTATATGACGGTTATAAAGTAGATCGACATCGTAGATTAGATTCATCGGAATAATATCCTTTAATAGATTAGCTACGGCGTTACGTTGTCTTTTAACACCTAACGACACTTTAAAATGTACGTTATAGTTTTTATAATCTTGCTCGATTTGATAGTTACCTTTACCGCATATACCGTCTAACAATTCACGTAGTTTAAGCTCGGTATAAGGACGTTGACCGGCTAATTCGAGTAGAATATTAAAGCGCCGATCGTCGATCGTATCGTCTACTTGGGGGATAATATCGAGAATGGATTCCCATTTTTCTAAACCGAAACTTTCGGCCGTCATGATATATTGCTCCCTAAAGATATCGACCATCGTATTCCATAAGGCTTGTATTTCGACGCTTTCACTACGATATATCTCTTGTATTTCTTCGACGTTACCCGATACCGGAACGGCGAATTCAGATAAGTCGATGATGCGTCTATATTTATCGAAGTTCATAATATTATCCCTTCGTTAGTGTTAACGTGCCGAATACCGGAATTTGATTAGGCTTTAAATCTAAGCGCTTAATAGCCTTACCATTAATTTTGATATCGCCTACGTCGATTACGTTATCGAGATCGACGGCTAAAGAAGTAATAATAGAGCTACGTACCGTAACGAATTGATTTTCTTCTTGCGTCGTCCATTCTTTACGTCGAAGAAGAAGCTTTTCTTTAATTTTTTTAGTAAGCTCGTCCTTAATTTCGTTAGTTGTATGACCGGCTGTCATAGTAACCGGTACTTCATAATTAATAACGACTTCTTCAGCTGCTTCGACCGTTACAGTATGACCGATCGGAGCGAGTCCATAGCCTTTACCTCGTTTATCCACGTCTAAAGGATCGAGATCTAACTGAACTTCTTTAACCAATTCTGCTGATGCTTTATTAAATTCATTATTAATTAATACGACTTTAACCGTACCGCCACCATTCCAACAGCGATATATTTTAGAACCACCAGTACCGGCAATACTTAATACTTTTTCTTTGTAGTCGGCGCCGTTACCGCCATAAGCCTTAGATTTTAAAGCTCGAATATATCTAGCTCTAAAGGTTTCGGTTTCTTCTTCGTCTTGACCCGGTACAAGTACTTCTTTAATCTCGGCTGTCTGTAATCCCGGAACAGTCTCGATCGGAGTAATTCTACCGATACAATAATTACCTTTAGCTCCGGCCGTTTCGCATACTAATTTGAATTCATTTTTACTTAGATCGATAACGTCGATAACTCTAAAGTTTAGATCTTCGTAATTAAAACGAGTACCGATATCGACCGCACTCGAGAATACGCCTTTAACTTCGGCATATGTCGCTTCTCGAGGATATATATTATATTCAGCAGCTCGCAATTTAAGAAAATCACGATCGGCTGTTTGAGCGAACGTTTGTTTGATAATAACTTGAGCCATTAAATATAATTCGGTAGCTTCAAATGCAAAAGGAGCTACTGCGTCATAAATAATAGATCCTTGTCGTTTATCATACTTGGTTCCTATCCGATAGAGGGCATCGGACAATATATTTTCGTAAGTTTTATTCTCGTACATAAGCCGTTACCTCTCTGGATATATTATTAATCTCGCCATAAATAGTATTAGCGGTGAATAAACATAGTACATCGCCGCCATTATTCGAAAATCTGAAGTCGGTAACTTCCTTAATCCTATTATCGGCAAGTAAAGCTTCCTTTACGCGTCGCTCAATTTCGGCATATACATAAGGGATAGGCTTACCGATAAGATCGTTAAGTTCGATACCGTAATTCCAGTCGTAAATCAAATATTTATAGCGCTCTGTATTAATAATTTTAAAAATAGCTTGTTTCATAGCTTCGATATCGTCACACATTCCGAGAAGCTTATAATCGCTCTCGTAGCGTACTCTGAAGGTATTCGAAGTCTGATAGTTAACGACGGTATTAGCGTCGATTTGGTTATTAATTGAATTAGGAGTTAACATTATTTAGTAGTACACCCCGTATTTGGATTATAAACTCGATCAAAAGCGATAAAACGCTGACCGCCAGTCTCACGGATTAGCCATACTTCATCGCCTACTTTTAAGGCATTATGAATTAAGAACTTCTTACGGCCTTTATATTCATGATTATGGCTTTCAAATAAAGCATAGCCACCACCACCGGACCTATTCTCCGTGATATGATCGACGCTAATTTCTGCGGTCCAGTCGCTCGTATTCTTCGTTAATTTAATACGCTCCTCCGGAATAATCATCTTAGAATCGAGGGCTATCTGTAGAGGAGCCTCCGAGATAACTTTTCCCGTAAGAATAGTAACCGGTACTGTAGCATCAACAGCATTAACAGCCATATTCTTGATAAGATTAGCTATCATGTTATAGTCGTTTTGCATACTTAGACTCCTGTTCTAATAATCTTATTAGGAGCTTCGCCATTTCTAAAGGCATAATTAACGTCTGGATAGTGGATAACGTAGCCCTTATCCGAGCTATTACCGTAGCAGCCGCCCATCCCATCACTTACTACGACATGATTATTGTCGCCGTAGAATAATAAGTCGCCGGCATTAGCATCGCCTGTATACGCATCGCTAGAATAACCACGACTATTGAGATGTGTTTCTAATTCGTCTGTATTAACGATACCTTTAACTTTAGCATCATATAAATCGGTATTATAATAACTACCGGCTAACGTAGCTCGATCGACACATCCTTCTGTACCATACGGAGAAGGAGTACCTTCGATGGAATTTAAGCCAGTTTGAACGGCGCTCGCATTAGCTGATCCTTTATTCACGCTCGTTGTACCACCTTTCCCAGATTTACCTTTCTTACTATTAGCAAGTCTTCTAGCAATTTCTGCATCGCCTCTATCGATAGTAGTAATAACTGGTTCTTGTTTATCGAAATAGATAATATCAAGATCCATTGTATGTTTATTATTACTAAAATTATGAGTTACAGCTTGCACATATACTAACTCGTTAAGAATTTGATCGCCGATATCGAAGTTAAGCCATATACCGGAACCCGGACGGATTATAGTGCGTCCTAAACAGCCTTTTAAGCGTAACGTATGTGTTTTTCTGGCTAATTTATCGAGCATAACTTTAGCTTTCTCGATAGCGTTAAGATCTTTCTCGTCTGGTTTGTATACTTTTTGTAGTACGCCCCAACGTTTAGTCTCTTCTAAGGCATATGCTCCGCCTGTACGATATGCTTCTTTGTGTTTATCGCTACCGGTTTTAGCTTCCCTAACGACTAAGATTTGAGTAAAGGTATTTCTATCGATCGAAGATATATATTCGTAATCCTCGACTTGACTAGCATCGATTAATATGTCGGTTACCATATCGTTAAGCTCTTTAACGGTTAATAAGCCTTTATCGTCATAAGCTACGTAGATAGGCTTGCGTTTAACATCGGTACTAATCTCGTCGAATGTATGATCGGCTTTTTCTGGGTTAAGAGTACGTTCCGCATGGCTATCTTTATCCATACGCACATTATCTAAACCGCTGAAACCGCCTCGATACTTATCGGGATTAAGCGTTTTAGTTTTCTTAGCATTTAAGGCTTTAACCGGTATTTTAGGCGAGTTAATCGACGTTAATTTAAGCATCGTTAATAAAATATCTTGGTACGATTTACCGTCGAATACACGAGATATTTTATATTCTGTCGGAGCTATTTCACCGAGCTTAATACCGAGGTCTTTAGAAAGAGCTATAATTAATTCAGATGCCGAATTCTTACCGTCGAAGATATAATAGCCTTCCGACTTTAAGTAACGACATTGATCATAACACGTTACTTGAATGATATTATTTTTAGAACGGCTCTTTTCAAAGATATATCCTACGAATATAAGTTCGCCGTTAACTTTAAAGTTAACGAGATCGCCTTCTTGGATATCGAGTAAAGGATCTTTTAATACATTAAACGTTAATTTAGCCGGAGCAAGATCGGGACTACGATCTAGGGTAATCCCGTCTTGAGGCTCTATTAATAGCATATCTTTTTGATTACGAACGGTGAGTTCATAAGTGAGGTTGAGCGGCGCATTGGTTATTTCTACTGAATTAAATTCTTCCATATATCGTCGACCTTACCTTGTTTATACATATTAATAGCTTGACCGCCTTCTAAATAACACGGTACCGTGATCTTATTAAGGGCGGCTATTTTAAATAGATTATTAGTGTTTCCGAACTGTTCTTTTACGGCTCGTAATAACGTAGCCTTAGGGCCGGCTTTAACTTCCTTCTCGGGGATCTTATCGGACGGACGAGTATTATCGATATGAGCGGTTAACGTACCGTCTTTCTCGTTATCGATAATCATCTTCTTAGTGCCGTAATCACGCCATTCTTTTAAGCTAATCTCTAAATGAGCATCGAAGCCGTAATCTGTATCTTCTTTATGTACAAGATCCTCGATTGTAACACGTTGATTTAACATACTAATCATTTTGCCGTTAGGTTTCATTCTTACGACGATAAAATGAATAGGCTGTCGATCCCGTTTTGCCTTGAGGATTCTCGTCATATAATACTCGGCTTTTTCGTGCTTATGTAGTATAGACTGATTAAAAGGATACTTACTATTAGGAAGTAAAATTTCGAAGCTAAAATTCGTTAATCCCATCGGTTTCGGTATAGTTACTTCACCGACACTTAATAGATCGAGCGTTTCGTTCTTATTGGAATAGTTAATCGTAAGAGCCTTAGGAGGTATCGGTAATTGGTCTTCACCTAGATAGAAATAATACATTATAAAGCCTCCCCGGTGTTACGTTCGAATGCGCTACCTAAACCACTAGCAAAGTCCGTTATGAACTCCCCATAATTTACACTACTATCAATATTGTTATTATTAGTAATGTTCATATGAATAGTTCTATTAGACCATTGTTTAATAGCGTCGTTCATAATACCTTGATGTAAACGATCGATTTCGTCTTTAGTTAAATCGATAGCATTAGCCATCTTTTCGGTATTCTTAGCAGTCTTTTTAGAATTCTTAGCCGTATCGCCGGCCGCCTTAGCTACTGCATCGACTTTACCGTCATAAGTAGCGTCATTCTCTGGCTGTTTAGAGATTGCTAGATTGCTAATACTACCAACAACGCCGTCGCCTTTATCTTGCCATGCGCTAGCCGTCTCGAGAACATTCATCGGACCCATTTTATAGTTATCTAAAGGACCAGAATCGACTTTAACTTGGAAATTAGTAGCTACAGCCGGACCTACGCCTTCTAATAAGCTTTTAAGAAACGGTACTTTACGCATTACATCGAGTATCGTATTAATAGCGCTTACGGTAAATTCAACGATATTATTCCATAGACTACCGAATAGATTTTTAATAGCCTTAGCCGGATTATCGAATACCGTTAATAGGAAATTAGCGAATATAATGAAAATATTCCATGCATACGCTACTCCGTTGTATAAGAAAGCAAATAATCCGCCGAATACCCCGGCAATAACACCGACCGTAGTATAAGTACTACCGGTTACTTCATCGTAAGCCATTACTAATAGATGAATAGCACCGATTACCGCTATAATAGCTATTGCTATAAGCCCAACAGGATTAGCAGCTATAGCAGCGTTTAAACTCCATTGAGAAGCCGCTAACGCATAGTTAGCTATAGTATTAGCTACTTTAGCAGCCGTATCGATACCGAATACAATAGCCGAATAAGCAGCAGCTGCACCGATAGCATATAGAGCTACCGTTACGATTCCACTATGCTCTTGTAAGAAGCTAAACGCCTTTTGACCGAACGTAAGCATCTGTTTAAAGGCATACGATATTTCGTTAGCTACATTCTTAATAATAGGGGCTATATACTGTATGTTATTCTCGATACTATCGATAAATTGCCTAAATTCTTCGCTATTCGATAATTCGTTAATAACGTCGAATAACGGAGCAAATGCATATTGAGCTACCGACTGAATATCGGTTACCCAGTCCGACATTGTATGAGGTAGTTTCCTAAACTGTTCCTCGATTTCGGCGGCATTTTCTATCATAGCCTTTTTAATAACTTCGCCCGTGATTTTACCGTCGGCGGCTAATTTCTTTAATTCGCCCCTCGATACGCCCATCGTCTTCGCAATGATATTTTCGATTATCGGAGCGTTTTCGGCGATACTTCTGAATTCGTCGCCTTGTAGTTGCCCGGATGCTAAACCTTGCGTTAACTGGAGTACAGCATTCTTTTTAGCTTGACCTTTAGTACCGCCAATAGCCATAGCCTTATTAATTGTTTCGGCAAATTGAACCGTCTCTCGAGGGTCTGGAAAAGCATCGTGCGCCGATTGAGATAGATTAGCTACCATTTCTGCCACATCGGAATAAGCAGTACGGGAACGTCTAGCCGACTCGTATATTTCACGGTTAAGCGCTATTACGTTATTTTGTGAACCCGCAATAAGACCGAGCCGAGCATTAATAGTAGCGTATTCTTCAGCCATATCTAATACGCTACCTAATGCATCGCCTACTTTAGCTATAGCAGCAGCTGCTATATTAGCACCTAATGATCCTAAGAATATTGATTTAATGTTCATAAGAGAACCAGATGCTCTAGTAGCTTTATCTGCTACGCCGCCCATATGCTGACCGAAAGACGACATAGCCGTAGAGGATCGGCTAGCATTTTGCGATATATTTTGTAATACAGGAGAAACACCGTCGTTAAGTTTGATAGTGTTAGATAATATAGACATATTCTACTCCCGACTTGTGTTTTTTAAGTTCTTCTTGAATTTTTTTCCGTTCGTCAAATCGAGTCGATATAGAAGCAAATATAAAATTGCGCTCCTGTTCGTCCATCGAATTAAGCTCGAACGGAGTTATATGATAATACTGGAGAGCCAGATGATAGAGATATGCCTCGGGGTTCTCCTTAATTAGTTTTTTAACTCGGATACCGTATTAGCTTTACCGGACATAACGTCTTCGAGTGCTTTAATAAGTACTTGAGTTTCGCCCGGATATAACATAGTGCCTAATAGATCGTTAACGTTAGTTACGCCGTAAGAGTCTTGTAAATCTGCATCGTTAAGACGAGGAAATAATACGACTTGTTCTAATAGATCGGCATTAAGGTTTTCTTCGTTAGTTTCTTTAACTCGTTTACCGTTTACGATCTTAGTAACCGTATTATTTTTAGTGATTTCTTCTACTAATTTAGTACTAATAGGATGTAATACCCATTCTAAAGGTTTACCTTCTTTATCGGTAAAGCGTTCGGATACAACGATACGTACGTCGTCGACCTGTTTAGCTTTATTTTTAAAGAAGCCATTTAAAGACATATTTTTAATCTCTGACATTGTTTTTTTATCTCCGTTATATCATAGAAGAGGGCTTAATTAGCCCTCTTATTGTGTTTTTAAATTAGGCGTGAATACCGTCAAGATCTTTAAATCGTTGAGGGCGTTTAACGCCGCCTACCATAAAGTCCATATCGAGTTCAAGGTATTTACCGTCGACATCGAATACAGTTTCAGAATACTTAGTCATACAGCAATTACGATAAATAGTAGTACGAGCGCCAGTATCGGACGTAGCATCTTCATTAATTGCTTGAATATCGAAATAGAAGTCTTTACCGTGATTGATAAAGCGATCCATATATTCGTCGAAGTAATTAGTAACGTTATATGCTGTCATAGAACCGGAAATTTTAGCGCCTACGCTTTTAGTCTGTTCTACTCGTTCACCTAAGATATTGATCTTTTCAGTTTC